AACGAACGGACGGGTCGTGCGATCCTCGCTCGGGAGCGGCAAGGCGACACGAGTACTTATCATTATGTCGACAACCTCGCGCGGGCGATCAAATATGTCGCGCGCCAGCTCGTCGATCTGATCCCGAAGATTTACGACACGCAGCGCGTCGCCCGTATCATCAACGTTGAGGGCGAAGTCGGCATGGCGCGCATCAATCCGGCCCAGCCGGAAGCCGTGCGGTCAGTCGTTAATGACGAAGGTATTGAGATCGCCAAGATCTACAATCCGAACGTCGGCACCTACGATGTGCATGTGTCCTCTGGTCCTAGCTACATGACGCGCAAGCAAGAAGCTATGGACACGATGGGCCAGATCTTGCAGACGAACCCGGCTCTTTGGGGCGTCGCGGGCGACCTATTCGTCAAGAACATGGACTGGCCGGGCGCGGAGACGATGGCCAAGCGGTTCGAAAAGATGCTGGACCCGAAAGTGCTTCAGGATACGGACGAGTCGCCGGAAGCGCAGGCCATGCGTATGCAAATGGAGCAGATGGCGCAGGCGATGGAGCAGACCAACGCTCAAATCCAGGCTCTTATGCAGTCGTATGAGATGCAGAAGCTGGCGATTGACGAGCAAAACGCGCAGATCAAGGCTTATGACGCCGAAACGAAGCGTCTTTCGGCCATGCAGGCTGGGCTTACGCCGGAGCAGATCCAAGATATTGTCCAAGGCACCATAGCGGCGGCGCTGGATACGGGTGATTTGGTGCCAGGTAGCGCACCTATGCGGGAGATTGGTCAATGAGTTGCGCGGATCTGATCGGGCATTTGTTTCTGGCGCGCGATGTGACCCATTCCGTGCATCTCAACACGCGATCCTACGCCAAACACAAGGCTTTGGGGTCGTTTTACAGCAAAATAATCGACTTAGCTGACGATTTGGCGGAAGCCTATCAGGGCCGTCATGGCCTGATCGGGCCGATCACGCTGCATTCGGCTAAAAAGACCAATAATGTCGTTGAATTTCTTGAGGATTCACTGAAAGAAGTCGAAGAAGCCAGAAAAGAGTATGAAGGCGACTCGGCCATTCAGAACATAATCGACGGGATTGTGGACTTATATCTGTCCACGCTGTATAAATTGAAATTCCTAGCCTAAGAGAGCAAAAATGGCTTATTATCAAGAAATCGAAGCCTCTACGCAGCTCAAGGTCGGTCTGGCCAAGCTGAAAGGCATTTTTGCCTCTAGCGGCACGTCTGTCACGGTCGCCGTGTATGACTCGCCGGCAGCGTCCACGTCCGATCCGCTGGTTCTGGCGCAGTTTACGGCGGCGACGCCGGGAAACTACATTTTCACGGCTGAAGGTATCAGTCTGAATAAGGGTCTTTACGTCGTTCTTGGCGGCACGAATCCGAAAGTCACCATCTTTTTCGAGTGATCTAAATGGCCTTTATTTATAGCCTTACCGATAGCTGGAATGACGTAACGACAACATGGAACGGCATTAAACTTGCCGTCACTAACACGTCGTCTGATGCGTCTTCTAAACTGCTAAATTTGACGGTTTCAGGGGCCACAACGGCCTCTTTTGTTGTCGATAAAAGCGGTAATTTGGAGCTAAACGGGTCTGTAAATAAGGTCACAATCACGGCTCCGGCGACTGCTGCGACGTTTACGCTGGCCAATAACTCTACGTTTGCGACGGTCGGCGCGCACAGTGCGACGTTCACGTTCACCGGCACAACGGCGGTTACATTTCCGACAAGCGGCACGGTCACGGCGCTCGGCAATTCGTCAACGGGTTCGGGCGACATTGTGTTGGCGACTTCGCCAACGCTTGTCACACCTAATCTCGGCACGCCATCGGCTGTCACGCTCACGAACGGCACAGGTCTGCCCGTCAGCACGGGTATCAGCGGCTTTGGCACGGGCGTCGCAGCAGCGCTTGGCGTTAACGTCGGGTCTTCTGGCGCGTTTGTTGTCTACGGTGGCGCGCTTGGCACGCCCAGCAGCGGCGATCTGTCGAACTGTACTGGCTACACTGTCGGCAATATCAGCGGTCTTGGCTCTGGCGTCGCCACATGGCTTGGCACGCCGTCGTCCGCTAATCTTCGCGCCGCCGTCACCGATGAGACAGGCACAGGTTCGCTTGTGTTCGCTACAAGCCCGTCGCTTGTTACGCCCGATCTCGGCACGCCGTCCGCTGCGACGCTCACCAATGCGACTGGTCTGCCGATCAGCACGGGCGTTAGTGGTCTAGGCGCTAATGTTGCTACTTTCTTGGCGACGCCTTCTAGCGCTAATCTTCGCGCTGCGGTTACGGACGAGACAGGCACGGGTTCGCTCGTATTTTCAAACAGCCCGACGTTTAACGACGACATTACGCTTGGCGTCCCCAGCACGACGCGCGGCGAGCTTGTCCTAGCAAATACGACGGCTAACACCGTCAAATTGCGGTCGTCTAACTCGACAGCGGCTGATTACACTCTGACGTTCCCGGCTGCTGCGCCAGTCAACGGCTATTATCTTCAGACCGACACGAACGGCGTTCTGTCATGGGCTGCTGGCGGCGGTGGTGGCGGCGGTTCGCCAGGCGGGTCTAACACGCAGATCCAGTTCAATAATGCTGGTGCGTTTGGCGGCGATGCGGCTTTTACCTTTGTAAATGGCGGCGCGACGGCCACCATATCACTTGGCGTCGCCTCGACGACTAGCGGCGTCGCAAAGTTATATAATTCGTCCAGCGCTAGTGCCATAACGATTGCTTCAGGCAATAATAGCGCGGCATGGACGCTGACATTACCGACAAGCGCTGGGACGAACGGCTATCTTTTACAGACTGATGGTAGTGGCAATACGTCTTGGGTGACGCCGCCCGCGACTGGTTTGACTGTTGGCTCAACGTCTATCGCCAGCGGCACATCTGGACGTATCCTCTACGATAACGCTGGCGCGCTGGGTGAGAAGGCTGTTACCGGCACCGGCGATGTTGTGTTGGCGACGAGCCCAACGCTTGTCACTCCGACTCTTGGTGTAGCGGCGGCTACCAGCATCAATAAGGTTGCTATTACCGCACCTGCGACCGGCTCTACGCTGACGATTGCGGATGGAAAAACGCTTACCGCCAGCAATACGCTTACGTTTACCGGAACCGATAGCAGTTCTGTTGCTTTTGGCGCTGGCGGTACCGTTCTTTATAACGGCGGCGCTCTTGGCACGCCTTCTAGCGGCACACTGACGAGCTGCACCGGACTGCCTATCAGCACAGGCGTTAGCGGACTTGGAGCTAATGTCGCCACGTTCCTTGCGACACCATCTTCAGCTAATCTTGCGGCGGCTGTTACAGATGAAACAGGCAGCGGCGCGCTTGTGTTTGGCACATCGCCCACATTTACTACTTCGGCTCTATTCCCAGACGGAAGCGTTTCTGCGCCGTCTATCGCTCACGCAGGCGATACTAATTGCGGGTTTTATTTTGGCACCGACACGATTTATGCTGCTACATCAGGAACGAATGCACTGACTGTTGACAGCAGTCAGAATACGACTGTCGCCAATACTCTTGTTATGGGCAGCAGTTTCCTTCGAAATAGGATAATCAACGGAAGCTATCGCGTAGATCAACGCAATAGCTATGCGTCTCAGACAATAACGGCCGCCGCCGCCCTAGCCTATACTGCTGACCGTTGGTACGCATATTGCACAGGTGCAAACGTAACCGGTCAAGACGTAGCCGGAACGGGGTCAGATCAGCGCGCGTATAAATTTACCGGCGCTACCAGTAATACTCTTGTTGGGTTCGGTCAGCGTATAGAGCAGCTAAATTCTTATGATTTGTCGGACAAAGCCGTTACGATTTCGGCGTTTATGACCGCTTCTACTAATACAACAATAACATGGTATCTTTATACCCCGACAACGAGTTCTGATACATTTGGCACTATTGCGTCTCCTTCGGTCACTCAAGTTGCTACTGGAACCTTTAGTGTTACGACGACTAAGACGCGGTTTTCAGCCACAATTTCGGCAGCAGCTATGGCCGGTGTTAATAAAGGTCTTGAGCTGCGGTTTGTTGCCGCGTCTGGTCTTGGTAACGCCGTTACGTGGACCATCGAAAATGTGCAGCTTGAAGAAGGAACGATTGCAACTTCGTTTGAACGTCGCCTATACGGGCTGGAACTATTGCTTTGTCAACGGTATTATACCGCGTTCGATTTCGCGACAAAATGCTGTATCGGGCAAGCATACACAAGCGGAGCCGCTATTGCTAAACTAGCGGATTTACCTGTTAAAATGCGCGCGACGCCATCGGCAACAATTACCGCCGGTGATTTTGCGCCATATAATTCTGGCGGCTCTACACAAGCAGCATTTACGTCTGTATCTAACACTCTCACAACTATGATGTGGGGTATTGATATTTCTGGATCTTCGGGACTATCGGCGGGTAATGCTGCGGTTATCAATAAGACAGGCTCAAATCCGCTTGCACTATCTGCGGAGTTATAATCAATGGTTTATACACTAACAAAAACAACAGACGTGATACGGGATGCGGATGGGGTTTGTATCCCCGATGACCCGTGCAACACGGATTGGCAAGCGTATCAAGCATGGCTTGCAGAAGGCAACACGCCTAACCCATATGTTCCGCCGCCGCCACCTGTGCCGTTTCAAGTTCCTATGTGGACCGTAAGAACGGTTCTACAAAACGATGGGCTGTTTGACCAAGCGCAGGCGCTTGTGGAAGCGTCCACTGATAATGCGCTCAAAAACGTGTGGGAATACGGGAATTTTGCCGACCGCAACAGCAACGCCATCGCCACGCTATCCGCAGCGCTCGGCCTGACCTCAGAGCAAGTCGATCAAATGTTTATTGACGCTAATGGCTTGATCGTATAGCTAATAAGCGTTAATGTAGACTTACCGACTAGCCGGATAGCTAGGTTAAGGAGAGCCGCGTGAGCGACGAAGAACAGGCTGTAGCGGAGATCAGCCCCGCGCCGGAACCGGAAGCTACGGCAGCACCGGAATCTGCTGATACGACGCCGGAGGAACAGCAGCCTACAAAATCGTTCTCTCAAGAAGAGTTGGACGCGATTGTAAGCAAGCGCCTTGCAAGAGAACAGCGCAAATGGGAAAGAGAGCAGGCCCAACGGCTTGCGGAGCAACAGGCCAGACAGCCTGTCGCACCTCCACCTGCGCCGGATGATTTCGAGTCCGCCCAGCAATACGCGGAAGCGTTAGCAGAGCAAAAGGCTCGGGAGCTTCTAGCCCAGCGCGAGGCCGCAGCCCAGCAAGCGGCTCTACTTGAGTCCTATAAGGACCGTGAAGAAGAGGCTAGGGACCGATACGAGGACTTTGAACAAGTCGCGTATAACCCGAACCTTCCCGTCACGGATCACATGGCTCAAGCCATCCAGGCGTCCGATATTGGTCCTGAAGTCATTTATTGGCTCGGGTCCAATCCAAAGGAAGCCGGACGGATTTCGCGTCTGCCGCCTATCTTGCAGGCAAAAGAGATCGGAAAAATCGAGGCTAACTTAACCTCGAATCCGCCGGTTAAGAAAACCTCAACCGCGCCCGCACCTCTTGCTCCTGTCACGGCAACCCGGTCAAACTCAGGCCCGCGTTTTGATACGACTGATCCTAGATCGCTAAAGTCAATGTCAACGTCGGAATGGATCGAAGCGGAACGCCAGCGTCAGATCAAGAAGTGGGAAGCGCAGAATCGGAGATAAGGAATGTCTAACTCACTTCTTACTATTGATATGATTACTCGCAAGGCTCTTGAGATCCTTGAGAATAATCTTGTCCTGACCCGCACGGTCAACCGCCAGTATGACGATAGTTTTGCCGTCGAAGGCGCGAAGATCGGTTCTACCCTGCGTATCCGTCTGCCCGACCGCGCTCTGGTCACGGACGGCGCTGCCCTTCAGGTGCAGGACGACAACGAGCAGTACACGACCCTGACCGTTTCGTCGCAGAAGCACATCGGCGTGAACTTCACGACCGCCGAACTGACGATGCAGTTGGACGACTTCGCGGAACGTGTGCTGAAGCCGCGTATTTCGCAGCTTGCGTCCTCCATCGACGCGGACGTTGCTAACTCCTTCAAATGGATCGGCAACTCGGTCGGCACGCCCGGCACGACCCCGGCTTCTTCGCTGGTTCTGTTGCAGGCGCAGCAGAAGCTCAACGAGAACGCCGCTGTCATGTCGCCGCGCTATGCGACGGTCAATCCGGCTGCTAACGCCGCGCTGATCGAAGGCATGAAGGGCCTGTTCAACCCGGTTTCGGCCATCAGCAAGCAGTTCAAGAACGGCATGTTTGGCGAAGGCATTCTCGGCTATGACGAGCTGAATATGTCCCAGTCGATCAAGCAGTTCACGACTGGCTCGCGCACCGGCACGGTGACGGTCAACGCCTCGGTCACGACCGAAGGCTCGACCACGGTTGTTCTGACGGGTCTTGGCTCGACGACGATCAAAGCCGGCGACGTGTTCACCATCGCTGACTGCTATGCCGTCAACCCGCAGACCCGTGAGTCGACCGGCTCGCTGTATCAGTTTGTTGCTCTGGCTGACGTTACGGCGTCGACCACGGCTTCGGTCACTGTCCCGGCGATGTATTCGGCTTCGCAGGCTCTGGCGACCGTTGACGCTCTGCCGCAGTCCGGCAAGGCTGTCACGTTCTTCGGCGGCGCTTCGACGCAGTATCCGCAGAACCTGATCTATCACCGCGACGCTATCGCGTTCGCCACCGCCGACCTTCTGCTTCCGCAGGGCGTCGACATGGCTTCGCGTCAGGTCCACAATGGTATCTCGCTCCGCGTTGTCCGTCAGTATGACATCAACAACGACCGTCTGCCCTGCCGTATTGACGTTCTGTATGGCTACAGCGTCATTCGTCCGCAGATGGCGGTTCGTCTTTGGGGCTAATAGATGGGGCTTCGGCCCCGTCTTTTCTCAACTTGAGGAGATAAAGATATGACTACTACTTCGAATGCGGCCTATCCGCTTGAGACGTTCGGTTCGGGCGGCACGATTGCCAACGGTTCGGGCAACTACCTGTTTACGGACGGCAATACCGCCGCTTCCAAGCTGGTTGGCGGCACGACCATCCTGTTTCCGAACGGCGCCGGCATCTACTTCGTCGACACGGCTATCACGGCCAACTCGACCACCACCTCGGCTGTCAAAGGTTCGATTGGTCTGACGACGAACGCTACGGGCGTCGGCAAGATCTTTTACTCGGACGGCACCAAGTGGCAGTACGCCGCCGTTAGCTAATAGGAGCGACAACCATGGCTAATAGCAAATCGGTTGGCGTTGCCTTCTCTGACCCCGAACTCGTTGCTGGCACGACCATCACGGGTGCGACGATCAGCGGTGGCACTATCTCCGGCGCGACTCTTGCCACGTCGTCCTATTCTGGCACGTTCACGTCCACAGCGACTACGGACGCCACTATCGCTAACGCGACGGCTGGCCTGTATTTCCTGACGGGCGCGATCACCGCCAACTCGACGACGACGAGCGCGCCGAAAGGCTCTATCGCCACGACGACCAACGCGACTGGCGCTGGCAAGCTGTTCGTTTCGGACGGCTCCAAGTGGCAGTTTGCGGTAGTCGCCTAATTCAATCTTACGGGCGGGCTACGGCCCGCCTGGCCCTTTCCATAGGTGTAAAATGGCCGTCATTTATTTGCGTCATCCCCTCCACGGGGTTAAAGTGGCGTGTCTGGATATAGAAGCCGAAGCCGACGAAGAGAACGGCTGGGAAAGGTTCGACCCGAATGACGACGACGGCATACGATCAGATCTGCGGAGCGCTGCGCCTGCTGGGCGTCCTCGCGGAAGGCGAAACGCCTTCAGCAGAGACGGCGAACGACGCGCTGACAGCTCTGAATCAGATGATCGACAGTTGGGACACGGAACGTCTAGCGGTCTTTTCAACTCAGGATCAAGTTTTTAGCTGGCCGTCTGGCGAGCGCAGCCGCACGCTGGGTCCGACCGGCGATTTTGTTGGTGAACGTCCGATCCTTATAGACGACGCGACTTATTTCCGCGACCCGCAGACCAATGTGTCTTACGGCATTAAGCTGATTAATCAGCAGCAATATGATGGCATCGCCGTCAAGACCGTCACGTCGACCTACCCGCAGGTCATGTGGGTCAATATGACTTATCCAGACATTGAAATGGTCGTTTACCCAGTGCCCTTGCGGCTTCTGGAATGGCACATCATTTCGGTCGAAAAGCTGTCTAACCCAGCTAATCTGGCGACGGCGTTGACTTTCCCGCCCGGCTATCTGCGCGCGTTCCGCTATAATCTGGCCTGCGAACTTGCGCCGGAGTTCGGCGTTGAGCCTTCCGCGCAAGTGCAGCGCATCGCCATGTATAGCAAGCGCAACCTGAAGCGCATCAATAACCCTGACGACATCATGGCTCTGCCCTACAGCATTGTCGGCACGCGCCAGCGTTATAACATTTACGCCGGAAACTACTGATGAAGACGCCGATCCTCGGATCTTCTTATGTGACGCGCAGCCCGAATGCGGCTGACGCCCGCATGGTCAATCTTTATCCCGAAGTCATACCGGAAGGCGGCAAAGAGGCGGCATGGCTTCAACGTGCGCCAGGTCTTCGGCAGTTGGCGATCTTTCCAACTGGCCCTATTCGCGGCATGTGGCAGTATGGCAATTATGGCTATGTGGTCGCCGGGACTAAATTATACCGCGTAGATACCGATTGGTCTTACCACGAATTAGGAGTCGTGGCCGGCGTTGATCCTGTGAATATGGTAGACAACGGCACGCAACTTTTCATAGCCGCTGGCGCTAACGGTTATATCTATAACGACACAAGCCTTGTCATTAGCTGTAACACGACTAATGGCAGCGCCAATATAACGACGGCGGATACAACCGATCTCTGGGTTGGGTTGCCTGTGTCGGGGTCCGGCATCCCTGTTGGCGCTACAATCTCTAGCATTACTAACGCCACAACTTTCGTTATTTCGGCAAACGCCACGGCGACGGCTACCGGCGTAGACCTGACAATATCGCCGTTGTTTAGCGATATAACTGACCCTGATTTTCCGGGCGCGGTGGGCGTCGGATTTCTTGACGGCTATTTTGTTTTCAACGAACCTAATAGCCAACGCTTTTGGGTTACGGCGTCTTATAACGGTCTATCTATTGACGCGCTTGATTTTGCCAGCGCCGAAGGCTCGCCAGATAACCTTGTCACATTGATTGTCGATCACCGCGAAGTATGGCTGTTTGGCGTTAACACTGTTGAAGTCTGGTATAATGCTGGAACGCCCGATTTTCCTCTCGCACGTATTCAGGGCGCATTTAACGAAATTGGCTGTCTTGCTGCTTATTCAGTCGCCAAACTGGATAACGGTCTGTTTTGGTTGGGACGCGATGCGCGCGGTAATGGTATTGTCTATCGCTCGAAAGGCTATTCCGGCGAGCGTATCTCAACTCACGCCGTTGAGTGGCAGATCCAACAATATGCGACGCTCTCAGATGCGGTTGCTTATACGTATCAGCAAGACGGCCATAGCTTTTATGTGCTGAATTTTCCGACCGCCAATTCGACTTGGGTTTACGACGTAGCGACTGGCGTATGGCATGAACGTGCGGGCTGGGAGAATAATCAATTTACGCGGCATCGTGGCAACTGCCAGATGAATTTCAATAATGAAATAGTCATCGGCGATTATGTTGGCGGTGGCATTTACGCCTATGATTCAACCGTCTATACTGAAGCCGGGTCGTTGATGAAATGGCTGCGGTCGTGGCGCGCCCTGCCGACAGGCCAGAACGATCTCAAACGCACAACGCAGCATAGTCTTCAACTTGACTGTGAAGCTGGCGTAGGGCTATCCGGCTATACGCAGCAAGAATACAACGCGATTACATATATTTATGACCGTAATAATGAGTTTATTCTTGATCGCGCCGGCAGCGCGTTGCGCATACGCAATTACCAGGATTACAGCATTACGGTTGGCGCAGGCTCTCAGGTCATGTTGCGCTGGTCGGACGATGGAGGCCATACGTGGTCTAATGAGCATTGGAAATCTATGGGCAAGATCGGTCAGACCGGCTATCGCACGATCTGGCGGCGTCTTGGCATGACTCTAAAATTGCGCGACCGCGTGTACGAGGTGTCAGGCACTGATCCGGTAAAGATTGCGATTATGGGTGCAGAACTGATCGCGGATCAGACCAATGCCTGATCTCGCAAATAATACCCAAATCCCTGCCGCGCGTGTCCCAATCTGGGACCACATAACAGACTATGTTACGCGCGAATGGTATCGTTGGTTTTATAATACGTATATAGCCGTCGAGGCGGGGCGACGTTACGGATCATTTTATAGCACAACAACTTTTACGCCTGCTGCCACTAACACCGCATACGCGCTTACGTTCAACAACACTTTTACCCGCGCTAATGGGTCCAATCTGGTTTATGGCGTTTATATCGGCACGCCAACGTCGCGCATTTACGTAGATAATACAGCCACTTATAACTTTCAATTTTCGGCGCAGCTTAAACAAACTTCTGGCGGCACACATAATATTTTTATCTGGCCTAGCGTCAACGGCGTCAATGTAGACGATTCGGCTACGCAGGTGACAATGGGCGGCGGGTCTAATTCTGCCGCTGTTGCGGCGTGGAATTTTGTGCTAAATCTTCAAGCTGGAGATTATTTTGAGCTGTTCTACTCAGTAGACAGCACCAATATCACGATTCCGTATGTTGCCGCGTCAAGCCCCGTTCCCGCTATTCCTTCGGTCATTTTGACCGTAACCAGTTGTGTAGGTGGATAAATGGCTGTTATTACCCCGATCCCCAAAACGCAGTTTCTTGATGCTGCTGGCGCGCCATTGGCGGGCGGTCTTGTTTATACCTACGCCGCAGGCACGACGACACCGCAGGCGTCTTATACGGACTCAAGCGGCTCAACAGCTAACAGCAACCCTATTGTCTTAGATTCGCGCGGCGAAGCTAATATCTGGCTCGGTGAAGCCACGTATAAAATGACGCTTTGCGATCCGCAGAACACTGAAATCTGGACCGTCGATTATATTTCCGCGCCTACGACAGCGGTGTCTCCGGTTTTGTCTGGTAACGTGACGATCTCCACTGATTCGTCGGGCCCTGCGCTCAAGATCACGCAGACTGGTACTGGCAACGTAATGACGGTGCAAGATAGCGCCGATCCTGACTCTACGCCGTTTGTCATTAACTCTGCTGGTCTTGTGGGTCTTGGCACTGTCGCCCCTGCTGAAGCGCTGGACATTGACAATAATGGAAAGATCCAGTTCTCGGCGTCTGGCACCGCGCGCACAATTATATCGGCGGACGCCACGAACTCGACGATTGACGTTAAAGACGACCGTAATTTTGTTGTTAAGACAAACGCTACGACTATTTTGACCGCAAACGATGCCGACGTAACGACGACAGTTCCGGTCGTTCTGCCGGGTTCGCCCAGCACCACACTTCAGGCCGCTACTAAAGGGTATGTTGATACCAGCGACGCGTCGTCTATCGTTATTGCGTCACCGCCGGGTGCAATTATCGCATTCGGCGGAACATCAGCGCCTAGCGGCTGGCTTGCATGTAATGGTCAAGCCGTTTCTCGCACAGGTTATGCGGCGTTATGGGCGGCTATCAGTAATACATGGGGTAGTGGCGACGGATCAACGACGTTTAACGTCCCAGATTTTCGCGGCATGTTCCTTCGCGGCACAGGCACGAATGGCACGGGATCGTCAAGCGGTGCAGTAGGCCCGTCAGTCGGCACGTATGCGGCGGATACATACCTTAATCACAGTCACGGCATTACAGATCCTGGACACGACCATAATCTTCTGGTCGGCGGCGGGGCGGGGTCTGGTTGGGCGGCGCTTACGCAAGGTCAAAGTAATACAATTTCTACACAAGCACGCACTACGGGGGTAACCGTCAACACATCGACGACTGGTGGAACCGAAACCAAACCAAAGAACTATGGCATTCTCTACATCATCAAGACCTAGGATTTAGGATATGGACCCGATCACAATGGCAATGCTTGGTTCTGCCGGGGCGAGTCTAGCTTCCGGCGGTCTAGGTTTTCTTGGCTCTCAGCAAGCAGGGCGCGCGCAACAGCAAGCCGCGCAAACATCTGGTTTGTTTGGGTTAATCGCCCAGCAGCAGGCGCAGCAGCAGGCCAAAGAAATGGCTGAACGCGGCGCGGCGGCAGCGGGCGAGTATTACGGTAAAGGCCGCGCTGATCTGTTGGGCCAAGCCGCGCAGGGCGAAGCCGCCGGTCGTGAGTTCTACGGCCAAGGCGTCGGCTTTCAAGAACCCTACATGGGCGCTGGGGCTAACGCGACAAACCAGCTTGCGGCTCTTTTTGGCCAAGGCGGCGCGTATACGCAACAGCCGACATTTGAAGAACTTCAGATGGACCCCGGCTACGCATTCCGTCTGCGCGAGGGTGAGCGGGCCATGCAGTCCGCTCTAGGATCGTCCGGTATGCGCGGCTCTGGCGCGGCGCTAAAAGCAGCGACACGTTACGGGCAGGAAGCCGGTAGCCAAGAATACCAGAACGCCTACACGCGTTTTATGGCCAACCGCGCGCAGGCGGTGCAGGGGCTTCAGAACTTGGCCGGCACAGGGGCGGGCGCGGCTGGGACGGCGACCGGGTTGGCGGGCCAGATTGGCTCAAATCTTATGGCCCAGCGATTTGGCGCAGGCAGTAATCTCGCTTCTACGGCGTCAAACGCTGGCGCGACCACAGCCGGCGCATATACTGGCTCTATTCCGACAATGGCGGCACTCACGTCGGCTAACCCATACGGTCAGGCGATGGAAAACGTCGGTCAGGCGCGGGCATCCAGCTACATGGGCGGCGCAGGCGCGTTGGGCCAAGCGCTTCAGTCTGTTCCTCAGAATTATATGATGTATAGTATGCTTAACCGTCCGCAGCAGCCATATTCTGGCTTCATGGGTGCGCCTACTTATCCGGCTTGAGGTCTGACAAATGCCCGTTCGCTATGATATAGCCGCTCAAATTCCGCAGTATGGCGGCGGCGACACTATGAATATGCTCGCGCAAATGCAATCGATGGGGTATCGGCAGCAGCAGAATGCTCTTGCCGAACTTCAAATGCGTAAACTTTCGCAAGAGCTTCAGGCACAGCAAGCCATTCGCGGTCTAGCGCCTAATCTCAATATGGCGGATCCTAATGTTGTGCGTCAGATCTGGGCGCAAGATCCTGAATTTGCGAGACAGATCTATGGGTCGCAGTTAGCCGGTCAGCGCGAACAGCGTATGGCAGAACAGGCCGCCGCAAGCACCGCAAATATTCGCGCGGAACAAGCGCTCCGCGAACGTAGGTATGGCGAAATTGACTTACCTAAAAGTCAGCTAGAAGCCGAACGTGAACGTCGTTTAGCCGAACAGGCAGCAGCAAGCGCTGAAAATATTCGCAACGAACAAGCACTTCGGCAGCGGAAATTTGAAGAGCTCGACCTTCCTAAATTTGGCCTTGAAAAACAAAAACTTGGCGCAGAAGCTAAGAAAGAAGAACTTGCGGGTCGTAAATTAGAGTTCGAAATCAATAAAGAAGCGCTAGACCGCGACGCTAAAACGCTGGAAAAGCTGGAAAATTTCGGGGCTAAAGTTTTTAACAATAATGGCAAAGGTTACGATGAATTTCGTAAAATGGCTGTTAAAGAGCATCCCGAATTTGAGAACATGCTTTCCCCTCAATACGACCCGGACGCTGTAGCCGGTTTCGTTAACAACGCAGCGTCTACGCGCGAGCAGCTTAAATCGGCGTCTGACTATGAATACCGCGAAGTGACGGACGCCACGGGTGCGACGCGCGTTGTGGCGATCCCCAAAAAGTCGCCGCAGGCAGGCGCGATCAATGTTCCCGGCACAGCCGGCATGAGGCCAAAAGACTTCGGTTTTATGGCTGGACCGCCAGATACAGGTCTGGTCACGCGGACTGATCCTCGAACGGGTCAGGCAGAGCTTATTACCCCTAATCAGCCCATAATGACGCCGCCGGAAGGAAAAATAGGCGCTCGTATTGAAACTGGCGCGCCGCCGGAAGCGCGTGGTGCGCTTATTCCGTCTGAGATCCGCCCTACCGCTGAAGCGCCAGTCGGAAGCGCTGCGTATAATAATAAACGCTTTGCTACGGAAGCGCTTGATGCCGTTGGGTTTAACGCCGATACCGGCGAAGACAAGATTAGCGCTCTTATCAGAAAATCAACAAGCGGCGGCTTGGAAACCGGCGCGGCTGGTATTCGTGGATTTTTTGGCCGCGCTACGCCCGGTATGGAAGCCGTTGGCCAGATCAAGACCATCGCTAATGACATCATACTTAAGAAAATGAATGGTAAACTTGGCGCGGGAATATCAAACGAAGATCGTGAATTTATTAAAAGCACGATTGGTAATCTTGACGATCCGTCTATTCCCGCTAATCAACGTTTAGCGTCTTGGAATAGCGCCAAACAAATCCTCATGAAATATGCTAACACTGGCGGTCAATCTACGGCTGGCGCTCCTGCCAACCGTAAACCTCTCAACGAGATTTTTCAGTAATGGCCGGAATTAAAGCCAAGATTGAAACCGCACGGAAAGCCGGATATTCGGATGACGAAATCCGGCGCTTTCTGTTTTCGCAACCCGAAGTCGAAAAAGCGCGCGCGGAAGGCTATACTGACGCCGAGATAGCGTCGCATCTTGGTCTAGGTGACGGCGAAGGTATGCCGGGGCAACGCGGCGAAATGTCTTACGCGCCGGCCATTATCGACTACGCCGAGTCTATGCTAGGCAATATCCCTGAGAGTTCGCTTAAGTTTGCGCAAGGCGTTTATGAGGCCGCTACAAGCCCAGTCGAGACAGCAAAAGCGCTGGGGGCTGCGGCTCTTAGCCCGATGCAGACGGCCAAAGCCATTGGCGGCTACGCCGCCGAACGCTATGGATCTCCGCAGGCGGCGCTGGAAACGTTTCGCACCGATCCTGTTGGCGTGTTAGCAGACATATCCACGGTAGCGGGCGGCGCTGGCGCGGCGCTCAGACGCCCCGGCCTACGCGCTTTGTCGGAGGCTACATCGCCGGCTAATGCTTTGGCCGGCGCAGTCCAAGCGCCTTTCGCGGCTGGCGCGTATGGGTACGAATTTGCGCGCAATGCGTTGGCCCCGCGCTACGCTACATACCTTGAGGCGACCGAAGGTCGCGCGCCAGAGATCATCAACGCGCTACGCAGCCCGCAGGCGCAGATTGTGCCAGGCTCTATGCCAACGGCGGCGCAAGCCGCCGCGCCAACAGGTGTTACTCGTTTTGCGCAGCTAGGCGAAACTGCCGCCGAAAATCTGCCGACTGAATATTTAGCGCGCGCTAAACAGCAAGCCGCCGCTCGTTTGGCGTCTATACGATCTGTAGGTGGCAGTGAGGCGCAGCTTGAAGCGGCTAAAGCCGCGCGCAAAGCAGAAGCCGCCGCGCTTTACGGTGCTGCCGAACGTGGCGCGCCTATTACCGAAACACCGGAATTTACCGATCTTCTTGCGCGCCCGTCTATGGACAAAGCATTAGCCCGCGCCGAAGAACTGGCCGCTGAACGTGGTCAGACATTCCAGATCGGCAAGACTACGCCAGAACGTCAGGTAGAATCGGCTATTCTTGGCCCAAGCGGGGAGCCTCTTAAAACGACTATACCGGCAACGCAGGCCAAATACCCCGTCGCAAGTCTGCATAACCTTAAGCTGGCAATGGACGATCTTATCCGCAATCCAGAGCGTTTTGGAATTGGCGCGTCTGAGGCGGCGGCTATCGCTAAAACGCGCGGTGAATTTATCGGCTTTCTTAAGCAAAAATCGCCGCTGTATGAAGCTGCGCGCGCTAAGTTTGCGGAAAAGTCTGGCCCTATCAATCGCATGGAAATCGGCCAGTATCTTGAAGACAAGTTGCTGTCGCCGTTGGCCGAAGAAGCGCCGCAACGCGCTGGCGTATTCTCTACAGCGGTCGAACAAGCCCCGACAACTATCAAACGCGCGCTTGACAGCGCACCGCGTTTTGAAAAATTATCGGACGTGCTGACGCCTGAAGAGGTTCGTAAGGTTGATGCTATTCGGGCCGATCTGGCGCGCGAAGCGGAAGCGGATCGCATGGCGCGTTTCGCAGCGCGGGTCGGCCCGCAGGCCGGCAAGACCGTCCAAGCGCCGCACCTTAACCTGATGGACCGCACATTTAACTTTGCCAACAAGGTTATGAGTTCGCTAGAGCGCCGCATAAGCAAAAAATTGGCTATTCAAATAGCTACTGAGATGCTTGACCCGCAACAGACGGCGCAGGTTATTGAAGAAGCTATGAAATACGCCGAAGAAACTAAAAAGCGCGGCGCAAAGATCCGTGCAAAGGGAAAAAAAGTCGGCGCAGACGTGCGTAAAGTTTCGCCTGAGATAACCGGCGTCGTCGCCATTCAAAACGCATTAGGCGAACGTAATCAAAACGCGATGGCGAGGTAATCGTGGTCGAATATCAAGTTCTCTTCGACGTAGCCATTGGCGTGATTGGCGTGCTGGGCGGTTGGGTTCTCAGCACGGTTTGGGGCGCGGTTAAGGATCTTCAGGAAGCCGACAAGGAGTTGGCCGATAAGGTCGCCGCTATCGAAGTGCTGGTCGCCGGTCGTTACATTACCCGCGAAGAATTTAACGCTACGTTCAACCAAGTGTTTGAACGTCTTGATCGCATACGCGATATGTTGAGTCAGAAAGCCGACCGATGAATTTTCAGATCTTCTTCGATGACGTGCGCAACAGCCTGTTTGGGGGCAAGCTGTCGCAGGGTCAAGTCGAGGGGATGGAAAATATCATCAATTACTCAACCGTCTCCCTCGACCAGCTCGCTTATGTGCTGGCGACCGTCAAATGGGAGACGGCACATACGATGCAGCCGATCAAAGAATACGGTTCTACGTCTTATCTCAAGTCTAAGCCCTACTATCCTTATTATGGGCGCGGGCTTGTCCAGCTAACCTGGAAAGACAACTACGCTAAATACGGTTTGGACAAGACGCCAGACAAGGCGCTCGAATGGGAGTCGTCGCTTTACGTGCTGTTCGACGGCATGACTAAAGGGCTGTTCACAGGTAAAAAACTATCTGATTATATTAATGACAACAAACGTGATTACATTAACGCTCGGCGGATCATCAACGGGACCGACCGCGCCAAAGAGATTGCGCAGATTGCCGACGCTTACCGGACGGCCCTTATCGCTGCGCAAGACCCCGTTGCTCCCCCTGCCGACGACGATCTGCAATCCCGCTTTGATGAAATGCTGGCGATAGCCTTAACGAACAATCCCCGTATTCAGGACTTGGTTCGGCAAATATGTAGAAGGAGATAAACCTATGGTAATCAATAACCCCTATACCACCTTCAGCGGCGTTCTGGCGCTTATTACCGTGCTGTGGCATGCTTGGCAGACGAAGACGGTCAACTGGGACGATCTTCAGACGGCGCTTGTCGGTCTGGGCCTCGTAGCGGCTAAAGATTGGAACGTGACCGGCGGGTCTAAATACCAGGATTGAAAGAGGCAGGCCGAAGTTGCCAAACCTAAGACTGTCGAAGAGACTGCTGCTGATCTTGACAATGGGTCTTTCTAGCTGTGCTTCCAGCGGGGGCGCATGTCCCCCACTGGTTGATTACTCGGCGGAACGCCAAACCAAAGCCGCCAAGGAATTACGGTCACTCCCCAAGGGAAGCGAGCTGGCCAACTTTATCGTGGACTACGGAAAGCTCCGCAGCGCGTGTCGGCTTTAGCGCTTTGGCTACTTTACGGTCGGCCTTCTTCTGATAGTCGATAAATTCCGTGCCGGCCTTAGTCGCCACGTAGTCAGCCGCAAACGTAGCCGCGAACAGCTCATAATTCACCGCGTCAACATGGCTATCCATGTGATCAGGCGACGCAAACGCGCGTGCGTTCTTAACGCAGGCCAAAATAATAGCGATCTCGTAAGGGTGAAAATCACGGCCTAGACGCAGGCTGGCTAGGTCAGCGGCGAGCTGAAAATTGTTCTCAATGCCGCCGTAACCTTCACCGCGTTGGTCGATGATGGCGCTGGCGTCTTTAAGCAGTTCTTGCGGTGTCATTTATTATCTCCATTAGAGCCGCCCTTTCTCGCAACATGCGCAGCGTCGTATAACGCTGGTGCAGTCGCACTAAGATCGTAGAGCGCCGGGCGTGACGCATCTCGTCTTCCAAAAGGTCTTTGACCTCTTGTTCCGTAAAATCGGCCAGCCGATCATTTAGCTCTTTCCATGTCAGATAGTTCGGCAAGTGCGATCTCCGCTAAAGATTTTTTGTCTTGTAACGCAGACAATATGCGCTCGTCAATAGTTTTATTACACATGATGACGTAGCACCACACGTCGCGCGTTTGACCGCTGCGGTGCAAACGACCTACGGTCTGTTCGAACAGTTCAAGCGACCACGGCAGTGACAGGAAGACGATTTTGTTGCCGCCGAACTGTAAGTTAAGACCGTGGCCAGCGCTTTTAGGATGGATCGCCAGCAGTTCAATCTTGCCAGCGTTCCATCGCTCTACGGCGTCCGGTTCGTCAATCGTGCTGACGTTGAACTGGCGCTGAAGCTCGGCTAGCTCTTCTTTGTAATTGTAGACGATGATGGTGTTGTCTCGTTGGTTTTCGTCGATGATGTCTCGGAGAGATTCAAACTTTTGGCGTCCAAACCACTTAGCAACGCCTTGGCTATCATAAGCGAAGCCGGACGTGAGCTGCTGAAGTTTGTTTGTGACAGCAGCCGCTGTCGGAGCCGTGATCTCTTCATGCAC